ATGGACGCAATAATATCGCCCGATTATTACTATGTTCTTACCGTTGCTGGTCAGTCTAATGCCATGGCGTATGGCGAAGGACTGCCATTACCGGACAGGGAAGATGCGCCTCATCCCAGAATTAAACAATTAGCAAGATTTGCGCATACGCATCCCGGAGGCCCGTCATGTCACTTTAACGACATTATTCCACTGACTCACTGCCCACACGATGTTCAGGATATGCAGGGTTATCACCATCCTCTGGCAACGAATCATCAAACACAGTACGGCACCGTTGGCCAGGCACTGCATATTGCACGGAAATTACTGCCCTTCATTCCTGATAATGCAGGGGTTCTCATCGTTCCATGTTGTCGTGGCGGCTCGGCTTTTATCGCAGGCAGCGAAGGGACATATTCAGAACGGCACGGAGCCAGCCATGATGCTTGTCGTTGGGGAACGGATACTCCGCTATACCAGGATTTAGTCAGCAGAACGCGAGCCGCACTGGCAAAAAATCCGCAGAACAAATTCCTCGGCGTATGCTGGATGCAAGGCGAATTTGACTTAATGACCTGTGACTACTCGTCACACCCTCAACACTTTAATCATATGGTTGAAGCCTTTCGTAGGGATCTAAAACAATACCATTCTCAGCTTAATAAAATTACTGACGCGCCGTGGTTTTGCGGCGATACCACCTGGTACTGGAAAGAAAATTTCCCTCATGCGTATGAAGCTATTTATGGCAATTATCAAAATAATGTTTTAGCTAATATTATTTTCGTCGACTTCCAGCAACAAGGTGAAAGAGGACTGACGAACGCGCCTGATGAAGACCCGGACGATTTAATCATGGGATATTACGGTTCAGCGTACCGGTCACCGGAGAACTGGACGACGGCACTGCGAAGCAGTCATTTCAGCGCGGCAGCCCGTCGGGGGATTATTTCTGACAGGTTTGTAGAAGCAATTTTGCAGTTTTGGCGCGAAAGGTGAGCGTTCATTAATTTGATTTATTCGCATCCATTAGCGCTTTTAACTGCTCCGGCGTAAACGGTGGTTTGCGTCGGTGCAGCATCGCATGGCAATTAGGGCACACAGGAAGCAAATCATTAACTGGATCCAGCTGGTAATCCTCTTTAATGGCTGAAAGCGGCACCAGGTGATGCACATGGATAAAGCCTTCAGCGATATCACCATAGATCTTCACCAGATCAACGCCGCATACGTTGCATTGGCATCCATGATGTTCGACCGCTTTATCTCGGGCCTTTTTATCGCGTTCATAGCGGTTTACTGTCACCTTTATCGCCGCACCTTCAACGTAGGTCCCCTGCGACGGCAGCTCATCCGGGAACAGAACGTCGGCTATGGGAGCCGCAGCGGCTTTATCCTGATGAATATGAAATCCCTGCTCTATGAGTAGCTTGACACATTTAGATTTTATTCCGCCGGTGAAATCCGCAGGGGTAAATTGCGTCCCCGTCATCAATGTCGCTGCGATGCCAGCAATCGCCTTCGAGGGGTAACGTCGGCCATGATATTCAATTTCATACAACCGTGCAGGCTGGAACTGATGAGTTTCTCCCGCATCCCATAAATGAATAGCTTCGATGATATACCGCCGCGGAAGATGATCGGGGAGTTTATTCATAGAGAATGTCCTTATACGTTCTCAGAACAAGCAGCAAAAAAACAAATGAGATCAAAGTAATATATCTTCACTTGCAGGCTTGAACAGCAGAAAATTTGCGAGCATGATCGCAATTATTTCACTGCCAGGGATATCAATGGCTTCCAGTAAATCGCTACAGCAGGCAATTGCCAATATAAAAATCTGGCATAAGGGTGAACAGCGCGCACCGCATAAACCATTGTTATTGCTATACGTATTAGCGGGATACCTGAATGGACATCCACGCCTTTTCGATTATTGTAGTGGAACAGTCTACGAGGATGCAGTTTGAAGTGAGTAAGTAAAGGTTGCTGGAAACGATCAATGCCGCCATACAATGATATTTGAGGATCAACAATGAGTAATAAAAACTACGAAAGTCACCGCAAAGCGATTGTTAGTAAAGGTATACCACCCGCTCTATTAAATAGGCTCACCAATTCGGATGTTCAGGTGATCAATACCTTCTTAACACGAGTGAGCAAACTGGAACTATCTCAACAAGAGAAAGACTGGATCATAAAAATCATCTCTATGGTTTAGAGAATTTCAGAATTTCAAGTAAAGACAATGCTGCATATCAAGCATTCAGGATGGCTAGCGCTAAGCTCCTAAACCTGGAGTAAGCCTCATCCCATGTGATCTTTCGCTCTCCATACACCATTGGCGAAACAAACTGCTGATAGCGCATCTCGTAGAGAGGATTGTTCGCCAACTCATCCAGTCCCATTTTTAGCTCATCAACTGGAGACGCGCAAAACTGCGGGTACTGGTTGCCGTAACGCTGAATGTCCTGCTCAATAGTTTGTTGAACAAAATCAACGAGCAGACTCATATCAACATGACTCGTCTCAACAATACAGTTTGTATCGTAGATATGACGTACCAGCGATGCATCATCAAATCGCTCAACATCTCGCACAACTGCCGCAGTACGACGTAACATCGCCACCAGCTTTTCTGCCTGTGAGCTAATGATAGTTGCGCATGGAAACGCTGAAACAATAGCCGCTTTTCCCGTGATCCCTGTTACCAGTGAATGAATATCCCGTAATTCAGAAGGCTCCAGTAACTTCGCTTCCATCAATTCCAGCCGGATAAAAGGACGCAAACAAGGTGCCTGCACTACTCGCTGTGGATAACGAACAGGTATGTCATTATAACGATATTCATCCCGCGTCACTTTTGGGTAATCATCATCAAAATTGAACACACCCGATGAAGCTATTGCACTGGAAACTGCCTGAACAATTTCTTTACGGGTATTTTTTCGCTGAGTGCGGGAAAGTGCCTGAAATGCATCCTTAGGCACCAGTTTGATATCCACATCTTCCGACATGCGATTAAGTGCGACACCTGATTTTGCCAGAGCGGTTCCTCCGGCAAATACCAATTGATGAGTATCGAACACCAGAGGTTTAAGCAATTGCAAAAGCTCAACGATATAGTGATCTTTTTCCACAATTGCGACAGACTCAATACCAAGCGCGTCAGCCACTTCAGAAAAAAGAGTGGTTAAATCATCCATTTAATCTGCTGTTCCCTACAGATAATACGCGTTTAAAACGCCGGGGGGTTTTTATCTCGGGTGAAGCTGGGATCTGCGTAGAAGTACCGCTATTGTATGCCTGCGTTGCGCCAGCAAAACGATAGCGTACTTTCAGGCGTTCCAGCGTTTCGACAATCACCGCTGAAGAGCCTCCGGGAGCCGCTGGCATTACCTTGCCTGTAATACCGTTCCGCCGTGCTTTGGTATACACGCCATAACCAACCTTCAACAGTTGCCCTTCCCTGACAAGCTCGCGCAATACCCGACCAACCTGATCGTAGCCTGCAATATCTTTAAAGTCGTCACGAGTGAATACGTAACGTTTAGAACGTTTCAGTCGTGACTGAATGCGTGCTTTTATCGTCATATTCGCCTCCAGAGTCATTGCATAAAGAGTAGCAAAAATACGACATTTTAGATAGCAAACATACGACATTCATTTTGCTGATAACGCTGACGGAAAGTGCTTCGCCACGATATCATTCATCTTATCCACCAGATCCAGTCGCTTGAAAGTGATATGCCCACTGCCTTTCTGGTAATAGCGGATGACAAATAAATCGTCATCAAATACCTGTTCATGCGGGTGAGCACTAACGAAGTCCATAAACCGAATCGCAACATCATGCCGGTTATCGGGAATGGTCTTCCCATCCAGCAGATAGAACATCCGTTCCAGATCGGCAAGCTGATCTCGCCGCCAGCCCCAGTTCAGGCTGTAGCCCCATCTGTCATGCTTCACCAGATTGTTAACGATAATCTTCTTACCGAAATAACAGGGATTATTGGTTTTGTAGTCCCAGCTTAATCCCTTAAATACATTGATAATCCCACGTTCGAAAACGTCCTGCTTATTGTGGTGAAGTTGTTCAAAGGTACTCAGGATGTTGGCTTCGCTAATCGCCGGGAGATCGCCCTCCTCCAGGTTCTTTGCCCACTGACTGCGGGCTTCGGCATCCATCAGAGTCAACATCCCGGACTTCAGCATGAGATCGCGCCAGATACTGCGATCGATATTTCGGGTGATCACCGGCATCGCTTTGTCGGTTGGCTGCATCAGCCAGCAATCAAAGGCATATCCATTACGCATTGCCCAGGTTCCAGCCACATCACCGCCAATACTGGATGTCAGGCTGGAGATATCATCAAGCTTTTGGATTAACGCCGCTATCTGGTTCAGTGCACTATCACGTCCTGTGACGATACGCTCAATACTGGTCGAGCAAATTAGTTCGTTATGATCGGTTAAGACTTCAGCTTCTGTTTGCATAATCTTTCATCCGTAAAAAAATACACTCGCCGTTAGTAGCAGACGAATTATCCACTGGTGAAAGATTGGGTAAATAATGAGATTGAAAATCGGGAAGGTGACTCGCAATAAATTATCTGATCACCTACGGATGGACGATGGACATATAAAGTAGCCTCCTGACTCAAGCGGTGAATGCTGAGTAAGATGCACTAACAATCTGGTGCTGAATCCCCTCCTCACCATCATACAAATCTGAAAAACCAAAAAACTTCCGGTAAAATCCCGGCAAAAGCCGACGTTAAAAACACATTCAAAGGATAAAAAATGACCAGTCTTCAGCAGCGCGCGGAGCTTCATCGCCAGATCTGGCAAATTGCTAACGATGTCAGAGGTTCGGTCGATGGATGGGACTTTAAGCAATACGTTCTGGGCGCGCTTTTCTACCGTTTTATCAGCGAAAATTTTTCCAGCTATATTGAAGCCGGTGATGACAGTATCTGTTATGCGAAACTGGATGACAGCGTAATAACTGATGACATTAAAGACGATGCCATCAAAACCAAAGGCTACTTCATCTAGTTTCAGAACTGGAACAACGGTTCCCTGACCCTGCCAATATTGAAAGTGAAAAAGAGAAGAAAGACTTCGTAAAACTGTTTGGTGAATACCTGCGTGCCGAGAACATCCTGCAAAACTATGATGAATTTGCCACGCTGAAAGCCCTGCAACAAATCGATCTTAGTGATCCTGTTGCAGTAGAAAAATTCAAAGCAGAACATTATGTGGATGATGAAAAGCTCGCTGAATTGCAAATAATTCGTCTCCCTGCTGATCGCAAGATTCAGGATTATCGTTCAGCCTATAACGATATTCGTGACTGGCAGCGCCGTGAGAAAGAAGCTGACAAAAAAGAAAAATCAACCACCGACTGGGATGACGTGGTTTTTGAGGTCGATTTGCTGAAGTCTCAGGAAATAAACCTGGATTATATCCTTGGACTGATTTTCGAACACAACAGACAAAACAAAGGTAAGGGCGAAATGACCGAAGAGGTCAAGCGCTTAATTCGTTCGAGCCTTGGTAACCGTGCCAAAGAAGGTCTGGTGGTCGATTTTATTCAGCAAACGAACCTGGATGATTTGCCGGATAAAGCCAGCATCATTGACGCGTTTTTTACCTTTGCTCAACGCGAACAGCAACGTGAAGCAGAAGCCTTGATCAAAGAAGAAAATCTCAATGAAGAGGCGGCGAAACGCTATATTCGCACGTCTTTAAAACGCGAATACGCCACCGAAAATGGCACGGAATTAAACGAGACATTGCCAAAACTCAGTCCGTTAAATCCGCAATATAAGACGAAAAAACAGACGGTTTTCCAGAAGATCGTCGCGTTTATTGAGAAGTTTAAAGGTGTAGGCGGGCAGATATAATGTATTAATCCGAACCTGATCTGGCAGATAGCTGTCAGATCAGGACTGAGCTAATACAAATTAATGTCGAACCGAAAATACCAACGCCTGTACCAACATTTTTCGTTTGCGATGGGTTGGAATTGGTTAGCCCTGAGAGAGTTAAAATAGCGAGAAAGATAGGTAACTAACGGATTTCAGACACAAAAAAAGCCGCTCTTGAGCGGCTCGATTTGCATACGGTGTGGTGCGAAGGCCGGACTCGCATATTCATTTAAATTGTTGTAAAAAATGGATTTTATTAATAATTAATTCAATTATGCCCCCTTTTGTGCCCCCTCCATTCGCTGTTCACATTTTGATTTTTGTTGATTATTTATCCAAAAATTATCGAAGAAATAGTCAATCCAGTTAGGTTCCGTTAAACGGATCCAAACCGGGACTTGACTCAACAAAAAATACTTTTTTTTCGCAAAACCATGCACACTATTCACTCTGCAACTTTTAATTTATATATCAATTGGTTATGTATTAACAGTTAGGTGAAGAGTGAACTGCTATCTCTACATTCGTACGTTTCCAATAAGAAACCCGGCATCAGCCGGGTTAGTTGTAATTATTTGATTGTTAGCTCATCACACTTGGGAAGCCAGTCTGCATTACTTTCCTCTTTTAAAGTGAGGTTAGTCTGCATTCCCTGATTAGTTCGCCGCTTCTCATAATTTAGCCCGTATTCCTTCAGCATAACTGGTAGCCCTTTGCCAAACATTGTCAGGCTAAGGGTATTTTTAAAGCCATTAGCCTCCATGTATACGAGATAGGCATGGTAAAGGTACGTACGTGGCTGGCGCGGGACAATATTGGCGTTCCCCATAAACATGCCGTTGGTGTCAGGTAATGCCTCAAGGTAGCCACAAAAATCAAATGCTGGATCAGCATCACGCTTGATGGTGAGAGCCTCATCAGAATTCTGCTGCGACTGAAGCAATGTTCTGGCGCTCATCGGATCGCTGAAACGCTGCATGAGCTGACGAACAATCACAGCCAGTTCTCGTGCAATTTTATCTTTCAACTGCGGATCGCGTTCTTCCGGTGCTATCTGCTCAGGAAAATGCAGAATAACTCTCCTGCGGGACACACCACCACTGCGATCAGTGAAGCGCATAGGATTATTATTTACGGCCAGGATAACCGCCGGAATATGTGTTGAATAAGCATTCTGATATTTGGGGTCCACAGATACTGCATCGCCACCAGTTATAGCCTTAAGCCCGGCGCCGTCGCCGCTCCACTTCTCCTGATCAGGCAGGCGAATAAGAGAAAAACCTATCAGAGCCGCACGTTCTCGCGGGGACTCCAGCGTTTCAATGGTCGCAGAGGTGGCGTTATCCTCTCCAGCAAGCATGGTCGCAATTTCAGCCAGAATACTTTTGCCACTTCCACCAGGGCCAGTCACTTCCAGAAAGAGCTGCCAGTCATAACGGTTCGCCAGCACCATAAATAACGCTGCAAGAATAATGTCGCGTTTTGCTGGCTTGTGTCCGGCGGCCCGGTCCAACCAACGCCAGAATGCCGGGGCATGAGTTTCAAGCGTTTCCCCCTTTACCGGTGGCGTGAAATCGACTTCACACAGGGTACGCAGCCAGTTCTCTTTACAGTGCGGACTAAAAAGCCCTGTTCGCGTATCGAGAACGCCATTACGAAAACCAATCAGATGACGTGACGGATTTTGCTGCTGCGGAACAATTAACTTTAATGTTTCCACCAGTGAGGCAATTTTTCCTGAGGAAAACGGTGCCCCGAGGCGCTGGAAAAGGGCTGCGACATCTCGGGCAAAATCTGACTGAGAAATAACTTTCCACGCTCCAGACTCGTAGCGGGATAAAAGCTGCCCGTTCGGATCAACCGCCAGTGCATCCCTGTAATGCTCCCGAACCCTCTGAGCTTTTTCGCTGACACTCATCGCTGTGAATTCTGCTTCACTCATTGTGTCGAAAGGACTGGCGTTATGTGGCTTCAAAGCCTCAAGAATTGCCTTCCGGGTGGATTCCTCTCCGTATTGGGTAAGCGCATCATTCCAGTCACCAAAAACCGGTGGCAGCACAATGTCACACTGACTCGCTTTTGCAGCAGTTTCAGCCCTGTTCTGGCCTGAACCATTCAGATCGCGGTCCGCTGCAATAATTAACTGATATCCAGGATACTTATTATGGGCAACGCTGCTCAGAGAAAGAAAGTTGACCGACGAAAATGCCACCATGACGGCTTCTCCTGTCAAATAATGAATGGTAAGCGCCGTGGCGTAACCTTCCGCAATCCAAATCCTTCTTACAGAACTCCCGCCCCCTTCTATCAGATGATAGGCCTCCTTAACCTGACCTCCTTTAAGAAAACACTTGCTACCATTGCCACTGATAAGCTGAATATTCACCAGCTCCCCGTCAGCGTTATAGAGTGGGACGATCAAATCACCGGGGCGGAACATCACACCACCGGCCTTATGAGCTGAAGTCAGCTCATGGCAAATATGCTCCGGGAAACCTTTATGTGTAAGATAAGTGTTTCCGGCAGATTCACGCGAGGCTTGCAGCAGTCGCGCGGCAAGTGCTGCCGCTGCATCTTTCCCGCTATCGGTATCGGCGGTTAACGTCCTGACCTCGGAATTAACTATAGACAGATCATGTGTCAGTCCATGTATCCTGTCAGCTGCTTCACTGATATCCACATTCAGTGCCCTGGTGACAAGCGCTAAACCATCCCCGGCTCCGCACTGATTGCAGAACCATGTTCCGCGTCCTTCCTGATCGTCGAAGCGAAAACGATCTTTACCGCCACAGACCGGGCAAGGCTGATGGCGATTTTTCAATATATTCACGCCCAGCGCTGGCAGAATCTGAGCCCAGTGACCGCGGGCAGCCTTCACGGCCTGACTGACTTTCATTCCTGACATGACGCAGTTCTCCCTCAGTGTAAAACCGGCTTTTTGATGTGACGGACGCATAACTCATCCATTACGGCTATTCCGAGCTGGGAGAGTGCGGGACAGGACATTAGAGGGCCGTATTCCATCAGGTCTGAAAGCAGGGCGCAGGCGATTTCCATGCCTTTTGTTTGCCCGTGCTGTCGCAGATAAAATCCTTCAAGCTCACGGGCAATAGCGGTTTCAATTTCATCCAGAGTGAGCTGCAGATGGCGGTTTTGCTGATAGCAGGCACTCAACCAGGCGCAGGCTACCGCGCGGCGATACAACGCTACCCGAAGTGAAAGGGAAAGAGTGCGTGATTTCATTGCACCACCTCCATGTTCATGAGGTCATCCTGGCAACGCTGTACCACGCCATCAAGCTGCTCTGTCATCAGATAAATCAGGGAAACCAGTTGTTCACATTGAGCACTGGCAGGTTTTTCGTAGCAATCCTGAAGAACAGCCATTCCAGTGACAAACTCTCCCACGTTACGAAGATGCTTCAGGCGGAGAATATCGTCATAAGAGATTGCGGCGTGATTCATTAGATCACCTCCCGGACAGGCAGGCGAGCAGCAAGACAAAGCACATACTCATGGACCAGTGAAAGACGTGCATGATGCTCATTGCTGGCGATGATACGCAGCATACTGATACGTGGTTTACGTTCTGCACGACGAACGGCGGCAAAAACAAATATAAATTGAGGATGTGACGGGGCGAGGATCGTAGCCATAAGGGCAACCTCCAATAAGTAGCGGTAAATGCCACCACCGGAGTTCCTACGCTCATGGGTGGTGACCCGAACGGGGGTAGGAATACCGGCCTTATTGGAAACCGGCCAGCCCGAAGGCTGCCCCGCCCGGACCACCATTATCTGAAAGGGGCTAAGGTATAAGCACCGCAGCCCGAAAAATGGGTGTGCCTGAGCAACGACGTAAAAAAAGACGCACGGCGCGTCTGGTGTCGCCAATAAGTAACTCGGGTTCCTACGCCCGGCAGCCGATTTTGCGGCAGCGGGAAAACTATACCTGGAAAAGATATCAGGACGCAAGCCAGAAAAAAGGAGATGAGACTGCAAAGCAAGTTTCACGCATGGCCTCCTTGCTCGCGGGCAGCAATTCGCGCCGCCATCCATGCACTGACCTCCGACTGTACCCAGGCCACATTTTTTCCACCCAGGGATATCTGCTGCGGGAAGGCATCGCGGCTGATAAGGTCGTAGATGGTTGAACGGGATAGCCCGCAAAGGTGCATCACTTCAGGTAATCGTATGAAGCGCTCCTGCTGAGCCGGAACCGGGAGCACCGGAGCAGCTGGTGCCGGGGTGGAAACGGAAATACTATTCATCTGGCTACCTCTCTAATATGTTTACAACAGTCCGGGCAATTCCATGCGGATTCAGGTAGCTCCTTATTATGTTTATATAAGCGGCTCGCGCATGCTTTATTTATTTTGTGTGAAATGTTGATTTCTCAAAAAATAAAACAGCTAAAAACCGTATGAAACGAACAAAAACAAACAATTCCTTTATGGAATATAATAAGGAGCATCAATAATAAAAAAGTCTATTACACTAGGCAGGATCACAGCTCAAATCTGAACCAGCCCATATCATTCAGGGCTTTACATCATAAGCACTAAGACAACACCTGATTAATAAAAGAGCCAAAAACGGCCAAAAATAAACAGCTCACCATATGTATCAATAAATCCGATGATTAAAGAAATTAAATTACCATCTTACTTCCGCATGTATCCGAATGTGTTTAATGAACATCAGACAAATTCATTTTTATGAATATTTTCCTGAAATGCAACTGAGTGCAGGGAGGTTGAATGTTCAATTATCAAACAGATATAAGACATCTTTTATTCTTTACATAGAATATGTATTGAATACTGGTGAATATTGGTGAGGAGAAAAGATCCAGTAATAAACTGAAATAAATATCGCGACTTATATGAAAAAGAAATATATGTTTAATTTTATCTCTGTGAACAGTCATGAACAGTAGATGATCACTTTAATTAAAACACTACACCACTTAACCACATGTATTTACTATATTTTTATTGAAGTGAACAGTGGTGAATAGTATGTATTAAAGGAAGCGTGTAGATCAGACATGACACCTTTCTCTGGCTAGCCAGAACAAGGTCATTGTTCAGTCACTGACACAATCCTCCTCGGTAGTGCGCTTGTATGGACCCCGGCACAATTGACACAACAACAAAACACTACCGGAGCAGCCATGACAACTGTTAACCAGATCTCTGATGCAAACATTACCCCCACCCTCCCGCCGAAAATTCGCGAAGCGGTGGAAAAAGTTAAGGCAGCAAAAGCTGTCTGGCAGGAAGAACGGCGAAAACAAACCGAAGCTGCTGCAATGACTGAAACTATCCGTAAACGTCAGGAAGATACAAAAACGGAGACGCAGGCGCTTAATGATGAATGGCGAAACCTGTTTCGTGAGAATCAGGGGAATATGACGCCACGAATGAAAAAACTGCGGGCAGAAATCGCCCTCGGACGCGAAACACTAGATGAGTTCGAAGATTTGCTGGCTGCTCAGGCTGCAGAAAATGAATTCCTGCCATGGAAAACTGCGGATGCTGCAAACCGCTACATCAGCGAACATAATCACCTGATTGAAACTCATGCAGTGTGGCTCTGGAATGAGTTTATGAAGGAACACGGCCAGAAACTTATTCAGATCCTTGGACTGCTGAAAATGACTCTGGGCCGAAGCGCATCTTCTGTTATCGGTGTAGTTCATACCGTAAACGACCCCGAAAGTGTGCTGAAGCAATTTATCAGCGAGCAACTCACCACTCCGGCACTGTTCTGTAACGTATCTTCAACGGATGATATTGCCCTGCCGGGGATCAGCATTTATGCGGACGATAAAGCCATACAGGATGCCAGACAATCACCCAGCCCTGCAGCACGTTCCCGGATGCTTAAACAGCGTGACATGGCTAAAGGGGGCGAGAAGGAATGAATACCGGAACCATTACTCAGGAAGCTCTCAACGATTACCGCGCGGCAATAAAAAGCTGGCTGACACTACGTAATGTGCAAAGTACCAGCCAGCTTCGTCTGGCTGCTTTGCTGGATACTGAAGAAAAACCCGCAGCATATGCCAGCCAACTTGAGGATCTTCGTGAGCGTCTTGCACTCCTCGAATGGCAGATTAACTGTGCCGCCCGGGATGGTCTTTATGCTCACCAGATTGTGCTGGAAAGCTGTGTTACAAGCGCAACTGAAAACTTCATGAGCGAGCATGGTGATGCACTCACTGACGCTCTGGCTCCTTTTCTTTGTGCACCATACGGGCTTGAGGCGGCAATGAAAATATTACGAACCGCTGTAGCCCGACAAACGGAAGTCCGTACTCCGGTAATTTCAGCAGCATATAAGAGCATTATCGACGAAACCGGATTAACGGTGGATGCATCAATGCGCGCTGATGCTTCAGCCAGTTTCACCCCGGCACAACATAAAGTTTTCCTGGCCCGCCTTAACCGACTTAATGAAAAAGGAGTGTGCTGATATGGCCCTGAAGTGTCCTGAATGTGGCGCGGTCGCTCACGCCAGAACCAGCGCCTATGAAGCTCCGTCGGTTAAACGCTCATGGTATCAGTGCCAGAATCTGGAATGTTCCTGCACATTTACCGCACTGGAAAGCGTGGATACGATAATTATGAAGCCTCGGTGCAATGAACAGGAATCAGACAAAGCAAAAATACCGGAAAAACAACAGCAAACTCTCAATCGCTATGGCTCCGCGTCAAAGCTGTCAAACCGTCAGCAAATTCCTGTCTGATTAGCAAAATACGACCACGAAGTCCCGGTCCAGTACCGGGATTTTTTACGCCTTTTCCCTGGCTGGCCTGAGAGCGTATGAGTGCATATCTATGGCGCATGAAAACGCATGAGTCTCATGCGCCATTTTTGACGCGAAAGCCCTTGTGTGGTGGCTTCTGAGACGATTTACGGGGTGCATGAAAACCAGTCTGTTAAGCGAAGCGGGCAGGCGGGCGGGGCTGCTCGCGCTAAGGGAGAAAATAGCAAACTCAGCCGCGCAGGCGGTGACAATGATTGACGAGATACTGGCTGGCAGTTGCTGAAATCTCCGCAATGATTCAAGAACTGCAGTGTATCGATGCAGCACACGTAAACTGAGCGGCGCTACGGGTAATATTTATAGATTTGTCATCCTTAGTGAGCATGGTTCTCACTCTTGTAACCTCTACCTGTACAAGATATCGTAAGACCTCAGATCAAACATGCACGTGTATTAAAGGTGGGCAAGCGTGGCGGGAAGATAATTGTGCGCACTGTAGTCAAAGATAGTGATTGTGATTACTTTTTCTTCCAGCCGTGGTGTAGTAAATTATTGGGAACAAACTCTTAATGACATCAATGGATAATGATTATGACTACAAATCCGGACGGATACATCTCATTTTTAAAACCCGGTAGTAACGACTGGAAAGCATTAGATAGTAAATCGTTTATTTATTGGCGAGACTACATAACGAATGAAAGTTTAGAAGAGTCAGGAGATTCTATTTCTCCAGCACAATCTCTTACTGATGGTGAAAAGAAGGAGTTGAAAGACAATCAGGCATATATAAACGAACTATTACTAAAATCATTACAATTCCCAAATCTTGCATTCTTCGCTGGGAGTGGTACTTCGCTTGGGGACGTTGGAGGACCAAGCATGTGGGATCTCTGGAAGTGTGCAATGTGGAGTGAATCTTCTATAAACGAGGATGGTCAATTAAAACCTGATGCTCAAATTGTTTGTGATAAAGTAAAATATAAAGAGCGAGAGTATCCTAACATAGAACACTTTCTTTCTAATTGTGAAGCATATTTAGCATTTCATGATGATGAAGAAGTGTTGAATTTTTTAAATAAAGTTAAAACAATTATTTTAGACAAATGTCGCTCATTTATTGATGATGGCAACTGTGATCTTTCAGCTTACATCAATTTATTACAAAAAATGGGGAGGAGGAGAGTCAGAGATCCTAGACTAAAAGTTTTCACAACTAACTATGATTTAGCCTTTGAAACAGCTGCTTCTGAATTAGGAATGATGGTAGTTGATGGTCTTTCATATACAGGAGTTCGCAGATTCGATGGTAAATATTTTAACTACGATGTTGTTAAAAGAGATGAAAACGAGCATGAGTTTGTAGAGGGCGTATTCCAGTTATTTAAACTCCACGGTTCTGTAAGTTGGATAAGAAAGGATGGGCAAATATATGAATCCAGCCAACCAACAGCAACAAACGCATGTCTAATATATCCAGCGAAAGGTAAATATCAGCAAGCCTTTATTCAACCTCACTTAGAATTACTTTCAAGATTGTTAGATTTCTTGAGAAAAAGAAATAACTGTTTAGTTATATCTGGATTTGGTTTCAATGATGACCATCTTTCTGAACCAATTTACTCAGCAATAAAATCCAATCCAAGCATGAGGTTGATTATAGTAGATTTCAAATGTGCAACTCATATTCGGAATAAAGGGGGGGACGGTTCTAGTAAATATTGGGATTTACTAAAACAACTCTCACTATCAGGTTATGACATTCACTTCATAAATGCATCTTTCAGTGATTTTGTTAAATTAGTTCCCAATCTTAAAGCATTAACCCCAGCAGAACAGTTGGCTAAGGTAATAAAACAAGTAGGAGTTAACAATCAATTATGATTAATACAACACTACAGCTTGGTATTTTGAGGGGCGACCTTAAGGTTGGAGTAGTCTCATCAATTTTTGCTCAAACAGTTAGAGCAAATTTAATCTATGCAGGGGAACTCAGCGGAACATATATAGAAGGTTGTAGATATGGAAAAGGAGAAGTTGGTGAAATATTATTAATAGAAGGACAACAATCTATTGTTCTTGGCCGTTTAATAGAGGTTAAATTACCAGAGCGAGATAGAGGTGAAATATCTGTCGGGTCTCAAGGAAACTTCAAAGTTGATGCTATCGGCATTATACAACTTCTTGGAACTATTGATCCTTCAAATTTTAGAATTGATTCAGGAATCAAATCATATCCTCGATTAGGAGATCGAGTTTATTCTGCTCCCTTAGATTTTATTTCTTTAATACCAGAATTAATTAATAAAGGAATTAAAGATAACGAGGAAGAAAGAATAGGTATTGTATTAGGCATTATATCTGGAGGGGCAACAAGTATAGTAACTGTTGAACCTGATAAACTCTTCGGTCGTCATTGTGCTATCTTAGGAGCTACAGGCGGTGGAAAAAGTTGGACAACTTCCAAGTTAATTGAAGAGTGTTCGAATTACGAAAACTCTAAAACTATAATAATTGATGCAACCAGTGAGTATAGATCGTTTAAATCTGATTATTGTTTACATTACCATTTAGGTGCCCCAATAAATAAAAACATAAATTCTTTAGAATTTAGAATTCCACCTACCGACTTTGTTGAGTCAGACTTTATTGCCATGTTCGATCCTTCTGGAAAAGTACAGGGTCCTAAGCTAAAAGAAGCGATAAAAAGCCTTAGATTAGTAGCTTTAGAACCTAGAATAGCAACCGATGGTATTTTAAAAAAAATCAATCAACCTAAAACAGATTATCGACGCGCAATGAATACTGGAGACAACTCTAAACTTGTTGATAATCCATCACAACCATTTGATATAACAAAACTTATAAAACAGATTGTACAAGAATGTTGTTACGATAATGGAGATAATACTTGGGGAAACGCTGCAACTCAAGACTTAAGCTATTGCTCATCTTTGTTAACCAGAATTCAAGCAGTAACGTATGCCAACTCGTTAAGGTCTGTTTTTAATAGTAACGAGGATATATCCACACTAGGTGAAATATTAGAAACTTTTTTACAATCTGATAAACGAGTCCTAAGGTTATGCCTAAGTGATGTTAGCTATGAGTTTTATGCTAGAGAAATTTTAGCCAATGTAATCGGCAGAAAACTTTTAACTTTAGCTAGGCTTGAAAAATTCAGAACAAGACCGCTGTTAGTTATTGTTGATGAAGCCCATAACTTCCTTGGCAAACGGGTTGGTTCTGAAGATCATGCAATTAAACTTGACGCTTTTGAGATGATTGCAAAAGAAGGCAGGAAATATGGCCTTAATATATGCTTAACAACTCAAAGACCCAGAGATATCACTGAAGGTGTGCTTAGTCAAATTGGAACCTTATTGGTTCATCGCTTAACAAACGACCGAGATCGAGAAGTCGTTGAGCGTGCATGCGGTGAAATTGATAAATCTGCAGCATCTTTTCTACCAAGTCTCAAACAAGGTGAAGTTGCTCTTGTAGGGGTTGACTTCCCTATTCCTATGACCATCCAGATAGATAAGCCAATATATCCACCAGAATCTGATTCTCCAGGCTATTGCAATATATGGAAAAAATAATTAGTAGGGTCTTTGACCCTACTTTAAAATTTTTAAAGCTAGATAGTTTTTTTTGCAAAGTCGTAGGGGGTTATATATTCCTGAGTGTTAGCATCAAGATAATCGGCCCACCACTGAACCATTAAACGACGCTCATCCAAATGCTCTGAAGTATGAATATAAGCAGCCCTAACGCTATTACGCTCAGAGTGGCTTAGCTGACGTTCTATCGCGTCATCACTCCACAACCCTGATTCGCCCAAAGCACCGCGCGCCATAGTTCTGAATCCATGCCCGCAAACTTCGGTTTTTGTGTCATACCCCATTGTGCGCAAAGCACTGTTAACCGTGTTTTCACTCATAACTTTAGTTGCGTCATGATCTCCCGGAAACAGTAGCTCTTTATCACCACTAATCTGCTTAAGCTGCTCTAACAAAATCATCGCCTGCCGACTAAGCGGAACGATATGCTCCTCTTTCATCTTCATCCCACGGTACGAGTAACGGACACCTTTAATTTCTTCTCGTTTTGCCGGTATACGCCAAAGAGATTTATCGAAGTCGAATTCATCCCAGCGAGCGAAACGCAACTCACTGGAACGCACAAAAGTTAGTAAGGAAAGCTCGACTGCAATCCGTGTCATTAAACGGCCACGATATGCAGCAAGACGTGCAAGAAACTCAGGGAAACGGTTAGAGGGTAAAGCTGGATAGTGTCGTGCTTTGGTTGTCGATAACGCACCGGCCATGTCACTTGCTGGATTTGAGTCGATGTAATCGTTCTGTACCGCATACCGCATAATGGCCGTGACGCGCTGTTGTAGGCGCTGAGCGACGTCGTGTTTACCACTGGCATCAACTTTTTTAATCGGGGCTAATAGGTGGCTGGTTTTGAGCTGGCGAATGTCGGACGAACCGATATGAGGGAAGATATAAAGCTCAAGATAGCGAAGAACGCGCGATCGATGGTCTTCACTCCATCGCTTGTTACTGGCATGCCATTCACGAGCAATGGTTTCGAAAGTATATGCCCCTGAATTCTCGGCCTGAGCTTCTTTCTGTTCGGCTTTTGGATCAATGCCCTGCACTAAAAGCTTTTTAGCTTCGTCGCGCTTTGCTCTTGCCTGAGCAAGCGTCACAGTAGGCCAAACACCAAAAGCGAGGCGATCCTCTTTTTTGTCTGAGGGGCGTCTGTATTTCATGCGCCAGTATTTAGAACCCTTGGCCGAAACCTCAAGATACAGACCTCCGCCATCGGCCATTTTATAGGTTTTGTCTTTTGGCTTTGCGGTCTCGACCTGTCTGGCGTTGAGCTTCAT